TAGAGTAGGACTTCTACTATTTTTCTATTATAGTATATAATTATATACTATAATAGAAACGATATCAACATATTACATCCAATTGTAACTATATTACTATCGTCTATCTCAACCTCATTATAATCCATAAAGTGCCCCTACTTTCACAAGCAGAGGCATCCAAAGTTTTTTTATTATGAATTAAAAGTAGTTATTTCCTTCTTTTTCTATATACAAGCCATCCGACGACGATTAAAGCAAATGCGATTATGATACCGAATGCCCATCCGCCTAGCTCCATTTTAATGCTTTGCCATCGGCTTAACTTCTTTTCGACTGGATAAGGGACCTGAATTGAATCAGTCCTGATCACAGTATCCGTCCTATTGAGGAATTGATACTTATACAGGTACTTATATCTATACTGATATACGGTATCTCCTTTGACAAGCACATAGATGCTATCTTGATTATAGATACTGTCAACCCGTATACTATCCCGTGTTTTATACTCAGTTCTCACTGTCTCAACCGGGATGTATTGTGTTCGGCAGCTTGTGAACCATATTGCTGACATCAGCAATATGATAATGTATATTAGCCGTTTCATGGTCGGATCACTGTATTACGTAAGAAGTTGGTAAACTCAGAACGTACATCAAAACAGGGACACGCTTTGATATATTCTGCTGGCTCTACTTCGCCGCTGTTATCCAGATCCGGCGAAGTATCACGATGCCCGAGCACTTCAACAATAGGATATTCTTTACAGAGCTTCGCTACCAATTCACGCAGTGCTGCCCTTTGAGCAGGAGTACGTGTGTCAGTAGGTTTTCCGGACGCGTCCAAGCCACCGATATAACAAATACCAACACTGTGCTTATTATAGGACGATTTACTAAATCCTTTGGCATTACAATGCGCTCCGTCAATGTTTAATGCCCGCCCATTCTCTACCATTCCGTCCAGGTCGATAACGAAGTTGTAACCGATCTGATTGAATCCCCGGGCCCGGTGCATCCGGTCAATGTCCTTCGCACGTAAATCTTGCCCAGCACGTGTTGCTGAGCAATGGATGATAATAGCATCAATAGTTTTCATTTCTTTTCCTCCTCTTTTTTAGTTCCTATATTAATTTTAATCAGAGGCCCACACTCAGCTATTACAGCTAATAGGCATATTGTCCCAAGCCAATGCTAAAAATCCTGAAAAATAAACTCTAGTACTCCGATCATTTCTTTTCCTCCTTATAATTAATAGTCACTCGGCGGCTGCCGGTTAGTGCATCCGTGTACATCACATTTCTTTATTTCAGCTTCTTTCAATCTAAGCTCCAGTTCATGCTTCTTATGAATATCTTCCAAATGAGCGGACTGTTCCTGCCGGAGTTCAACATAAATAGCGTCAATCTTGGCGTCACGTTGAGCGATACGATCTTCAAGCCATGCGACTTGCTTGCGTTCATTTTCATCCTCCATACTATCCGCTGTCGCATCTTCCTTCCTTGTATTCGTTCGACGATTCACGTAGAAGTTAACTATCCATTTGATTGCTTCGAAGCCTCCCAAAGCCCCGATCAGCGCCAGCCATTCATTTAATCCCATATTCCTTTTCTCTATCTAATTATTAATACTACCTTTGCATCGATTTATAAGCGAAGGGATCTTTCCCTTTGTTTTATTTTATGTTGTTTGTCAACCGCCTTACTCGTGATGAGTAGGACGTTTTTTTATTTAAAGACATATCTCAACCAACCGCTGAAGTAAGCGCTATTCTCCAGGTAGTTGTTATCCTTTTCCGCTAATCGTGCCTCCCGTTCGAAGGAGATCAGCCGGTAGGCATCATAATCTTCCTTACAGTCAGCCAGTACGCTAGCAATCATCTTGCGGATACACCACTCTAGTACATACCATACATAGAATGTAGCTGCAGACAACATTAACCACCATGACGAGTAACCGAACACCAGCACTCCGATCCACAGCAGGATACCAGAAGCGGCCGTTAGTTCAATCCACTGCCGGGCATGCACACATTCATGATTGATTGTAGACTGCCTGACCTCTGTCTTGGACCATTTTGTGAATACCCACGCAAGCAGCGTGATAGTTGAGTAGCCGGCAAACAATAAATGCTTTGCGATCCAGCTTTCGTAAAATACCTTTTTCATAAGTTCTATTTTTAAATGATTAAATAATAAATTAATACCAATTAAGTAGTGTCATAGTAGTGCTGTCGTAGTTCTTAATGACCCAGTATGTATATAATAAATACTGAGATCCCTTATTATTATACTGTCTTATCCCTTGCAATTCTAAATATCCTCCGACCTTGATTTTTATTATATCGAAATCCCTTTCTGTTCCATCGCTTCTGTCTCCTGGAAGAACGAAAGCACTAGGTTCCTTTAGTGAAGATCTAAATTCCAATGATTGCCCGGCTTCCCCGCCGACATATATTTTAATAGTAGCTCCATTAAATTTTTCATTAGTAAGATTACTAACAGTTACGATGTTCACATTCTCAGGCTTGGCAATGTATGTGAAATTAAAGCCAAGGTTACCTTCAGGATTTAGTTGTATATCTTCAAAGCTTTCATAAACTCTGAATGGAGTCTTAACAGCGCCGGTAAAAATACCATCCCCCTTGACAGTGACATTAGCTTTGCCGTTTTCGTCTATGGCTACGACAAACTTGTCATCAATATTAATACCGGTACTCATAATGGCGTTAACGAGCAGATCACCATCAATTTGAATCTTGTCCCCTTTGATTTTGATGCCTTCCTTACTAGCATTGATAGCAGCAAGTATTGAGTTCGGATTACCATCTTTATCCTCACCCATAATCTCCACTTTCCACTCTTTTGCATTCTGAGTAACTTGAGTACCGATCTCTTTAATGATATCTCCTTCAGCATCAGTAACGGCTTCCTCGAACTTGGTGATCAATCCTTCTGCGGTCAAGTTAAGTTCAGATTTGCGGCTTTCTGTTGTCGCGTCAATCTCGCCTTTTGCTGATATCGTTTTCTGCTGGACGTTCTCCTCGAATGTTGCGGTCAAGTTCTTAGCGGTGAGTTCTACTTCCGATTTAGCAGCATTCTTAGATGTCGTGATTGCTCCGTCGGCTTCCTTTACCTTTTCCTCTGCATTCTTATTGAAAGTAGCTGTTAGTTCTTCCGCTGAAGCCTGAATGTCTGATTCAGCAGATTCTTTTTTATCAGTGATCGCTCCGGTCGCTTCTTCTGTTTTTTCTTCTACTGTTTTCTTGAATTGTAGATCAAGCTGTTCGGCAGTCATGGTTAATGATGACTCTGCACTCTTTTTAGCTTCGGAGATCGCATCGGTTGCCTCTTCTGTTTTGGTATCTACCAGATTGGTAAAGGCGAGTACAAAGTCCTTGGCTGTGAGCTGAAGCGTACCGGTTGCTTCTTCCGTTGCTGATGTAATAGCACCGAGGGCATTCGTCGTCTCGGTATTAACCTTATGGGTAAAGTCAGCAGACAACTTCTCATAATTGACATTAAACTCAGAAGATAGCTCTTCGATTTTGGTTACATGTTCACCTGCGGTGGTAGCTGACCCGGCAGCAGAGCTAGCAGAATCAGAAGCTTCCTTCGCGTACTTGATGACTTCTTGCCATTTGCCCGTGATCCCATCCTCCCTGATTTCGAAATCACCGCGTATCTGAATCTCACGACCGTTCAACTCGTCTTCGATTGTCTTGTCATTGTGCAGGATGAATGTACCACGAATGATCACTCCATCAGCGATCAAACCAAACCACCGTTTTACACTTCCTACAGCTTCTCTCGCCCATGCCGGTATCAGACCGATATCGGCATGACCGAGTGTGCATCTTACATGTTCCGGATCGGAATAAGCCGCCCAACTGTCGATACCGTCATAGAAGTATTGACAATTTGTTCTTGATGAGATACGGATGAATGATTGACGTTCTGCATCAACTATGTTTCCTACTCTTGCAATGATCATGTGCTGGTAAGGGATGCTGTCACCTTCAGCTTCAAGTAGAATTGATTGATCGCTACCCGGATCAGAGATGGCGGTAAACTGCTGAACGGAGTAGATTACACCGCTATTGCCGGGATTGTGATAATACCCCAGCAGCAAATCACTATCAGTAAGCGGATTCTTGTCCGCTTCACGTAAATCGGGATAAACGGTGAATGTCCCGTCTCCGTTATCGAAGTAAGAGGCTATTTTAATGCTGCTTGTGACAATCTCTTCATCCTCGGTCACCTGGATGCGGTTGTATACAAATTCGTTCGTGATGAATTTCTCACGTACAAAGACAGACTTAAACTCAGCATTGCCAAGTTTGTCTACAATCCATCCCGATACGCCTGATACGAATGTACTTACCCATTCATCTACTTCTTCACCGGCAGCGTTCAGTATTTTCTTCCCTGTTGCTTTAGCGGAGGAGATAAATCCCCAAATCCCGGTATTGATTAGTCCTGCCATTCTGTTCCTCCTATCATTCGCATTAAGATTGCTACCTGCTTCTCTAACTTGTGATAGTCAGCTACGGTGATTCTCTTTTTTTGTTCTATATCAGTTGGTTCATCCTCTATGGTTATCGCTTCTTCAATATCTGTGTCCTCTAGCGGTGTATCTTCATCGATGAGGATGGTTTCTTCAGCTGGATCGTCTATCTCTTCATAGTGTTCAGGGAGTTCCAAAAGCGGTTCTTCTAGTTTCTCACCTGACAGATAGTAGGCGTATCCGAGATAGATTTCATTCCCGAATAGCTGACCATCGGAAATTCTGCGGAATACTTTTCCTTCTTCCGCAGTGATATGCCTGTTGTTTAATTCATCTATTTTCATATTATACCTCCTCATTGGGGAAATCGGTTGCAAATTGGCTTATTGGTTTGATTCTGTCTGCTAAGGCAGTCCAGTTGGTTGCTGTCTTATAGGCGTCTACAGATTCATCAGGAACGTATATTGGGACGGATTGCCAGCTGGAAGATAAGGAAAACGTTCTCGCACCAATAATTTGAGGGGTTTCTGCAGGCGAAATGATATATTCCATTTTAGGACAATAGGCAAAGGAGTAATTACCTAAATTCGGAACATTAGGGGGAAGTACCGCATGTCTCAACTCGCTACAGCTATGGCAAAAATATTCCATTGATGCAACTGGACAATTATCAATTAAACCGGCAGGTATATTCTCTATTGATGACTCAGAAAAACAATACCCGAAATTAGAAGCTTTTGCATTATTTGCAAAAAGTCCTACAGGCACAGTTTTTAATTTGGTGTTTGAAAAGCATCCGGCAAAAGAGGTCGCTTTCTTATTGTTTATAAAGAGATTTTCTGGTACGGATTCAATCAAAGTATAAGCAAAACAACCATATTCAAAATACCTCGGGCTTATTTCCCCAAAAGAGATTGCGTCAGGGCAGTTATAGAATAAAAGCTCCGGGATGACTGTAATCGGCGTATTCCAAAAACATTGTTGAAAATATCTAGCTTTAATATTGTACTTAAACAGGTTCTCTGGAATTGAAGTGATTTGTGTTTCATTGAAAGTTCCGTCAAAACTATCTGCTTCTATACAATGGTCAAACAACCCCTCAGGTATAGCTTTTAAGGGAGTCCTACTGAAAAATAAACTAAAGTTATTAGCCTTTACGCAAGTATCAAGTAATCCTGTAGGAATTGTTTCGAGTGATGTTTGATTGAAACAACTTCCGAAAGACGTTCTTTCAGTATCATTTTTAAAAATAAGCCCGACGTATTTCAATGTTGAACGCCCAAAAAATGACAGGTTCCTAACACCACTATTCCCAATACTCCAATAAGCGACAGTATTCGAAGCATAGGCATATGTTACATTATTACAATTGCGTACTTCAATTTGATGAAAGTCTGAATTATCATACGTGTGCTTATAGTTTTGCTCCCCAATGTCGGATGCGCGCTCCTCTGTTCCATCCCCCCACGATATTACATAGTCTGCCGTATCGGACGTTACTGAAAGGGTCACACTTATTCCGGTAACCAACATCTGAATATTCCCGTTTTCTATAGGTTTAAAGGATTCGATATCAAGTATCATGGCAGCATTGACCGTAATGGCGGTTAAACTAACAGTAATACTACCCGTAACATCAAAGTATCCTCCTTTAGATACGGAGTATTCATGAGTTTTCTTACTTCCTATTACCAACATAGCTTCTCCGGACGTATCAGTAATCCCTGTCTTTCCATCACATTGAATAGTAGCTCCGGATAGAAGTACAGTGCCGTCTTTTACTATGAACTTTACTTCGACCGTGTTTGGTTCTACATATACAGTTAAGGATGTTGCAGACGTCCCAACAGTTATATTACCTGTCTTTTCATAATATGTGTCATGGGTAACAGAATATTCATAGGTTCCTTTTCCCAATGATAAAGTGCATTCACCGTACTGGTTAGTCGTTCCTGTCACTCCATTACATTTTACGGTAGCACCTTCAATGAGCGATGAATTGTATTCTACGATAAACTTAACATCCACGACGCCATATACATACACAGTGTTTGTAGTATCAGATGTTATGGAACCATATGAGAAGGTATTGCTTGCATATCCGTATGCAGACACGGTTCCGGATATAGCCGCACCTCCACGCGGTAAAGTAACATATCCGTCAGCATCAGAAATGTATGATCGGTCTCCAATTGTGACAGTAGCACCTTGGACATATACCGATTGGTTATAAACTCCTACACGAATCTTTCGTAATGGAATATATGTCACAGTATAACTCTGAGAACGTGTACCGGCTACAAGATATGAACCCTTAAAATCTTCGTGATTTTCACATTTGAACGTAAAATCAATCGTTATGTTGTCTTCAGAAGTTACCTTGTAGGTATATTCGTTTACTTTCTCAACTTCGTAGGCGCATTCGAAGGCTGAATTAGCAAGAGACTTACGCTGAGAAGAACTGAAGGTGAAAGTCGTCACAGGAGCAGGTTTCAATTGACCGTATGTGACAGCTAATTCGGGAAATGCCGCCTTCAGTTTGTTGATTTGAGAATCGGTAGCTACAGAGACATAACATTTACCGGTGATGATCGCCTTGTCTACATTGTTGCCGTTTTCGTCCAGCCCTTTCAAACTGATTAGTTTTATGATAGGATCAAGGGTAGATAATGTCCAGTCTACACCGATCAAGCGTACACGCTCTAACTTCATAGTATCAAGCGCAAAGCATCTGTCAATTATGGATAAGACATTTGCTTTGTTGGTATTCTCCCATCTGATTGTCGAAAGATTCTGCACTCCTGCGAGTACCAATCCCGCATCAGTTAGCTCAGTCTGATTTCGGACCGTTAAATTTGTAATGGTGTCCGGCAGGTGAAGCAACGTCAAGTTACCGCCTTCAGGCAATACTACAGCAGATGTTCCGGTTCCTTCCGCCCATATCTCGCGGATGTTGGTGCATTGTGCCAAATCAATTGCTTGTTTCAGGTTCGGACAGTTGCGGATATCCAACTTGCGGAGCAGGTTGTTTGCACCAACTGAGAGCACTTCCATATTCGTGTTTCGATAGCCTTCCGCTCCGGACCCGATAATCAGCTCCACCAGTTTGGTCATCTTCGATACGTCGACCGAACCGGGATATAAAGAGGATAGATCCCCTAGGCTGCTGATCTGACCGGCACCAAAAATGATTGTTTCAGTATCGTTGAACTGGATGGCAGGAGCTTTAATATGTACCGGTATATTTTTCTGTGACCGAGTGCCGACTGTATATGATCCGTACTGGACGTTGACATACTGCCCGGCATACGATGTGATGGTCATATCCGCATTAGGTTCTACTCCTTCCCACTCTGAAGGGGTGTACAGACGCAGAGTTGCGAAGTCATTCTTATAGTCTCCGGCAATGTATTTAGAGTCCATATATTTGAATCGGTTGTACAGCCACCAGCGACGGTGCATCTTGCGGCTTCCCTGGGCAGCATACAGGTATGATCCATTCCCTTCATCGAGTAATGGACGGACATACTTGTACCAGCTGTCCTCATTGTATACTGCTTCACACCAGGCATCTCCCTGTTCGGTATCGAAGAAGCGGATACATTCTTCATAAGTGAGCAGCTTCTTTGACCGCATTTCAGCGTACATGGCTGCGATCTCTTTAGAATATGCCTGCTCGATGTTGTTCCAGAGAGTTGACTCTGCACCGTTCCATACATCCTTGTTACCGATCTGATCGTGGTACTCAACCGTATAGTCAAATGCTGCTACGCCCTCGTTGTTCAGTCCGCACACAGTATCATTATCATAGAAGATGCAGATCCAGTGAATTCCGTCGAAGGTAGTCAGGAACATATTCTTAGCACGCTGGTCGACCATCGCAAAGAGTTCCGTTATCGTGTAGTACGATAACATGAAATTCATGTCCAGGTACTGATCAGCTTCGGCCCGGAACTTCGTCGGGTTATCCTTTACGGAGACAAGCCAGTCAGTCAGGCGCTTTAGATTCGTGTAGTCTTCGTTTTCGTCCGGATAACGAGCTTCGAAGTCTTTCAGCCATTCTATATTACCTTCCGAGTCGACGGTGATATAGTCCGAACGTTTGAAGAGTACACGGTCGGAAGTATTGTTCAGGATCTCCCAACTTTCACAGCCGGCCTTGAATCCGAATGTTTCATCCGTTGACTTGTCGTTATTGAAGTTGTATTTGCCCAGTGATGTTCTCTCAGCATCTTCTGATGTTTGATGCCACATCACCGACGGGCGGCCGTTGACTGTCGTCCGGACGCGGGGATCAGCCTTCTGTGCTTCAGTAAGGAACCCCATGCCACGAAGGATATAGTCGATCAAACGGGCCATACCGGTATTGTGTACACCGCTAGATTCGGCGAAGTCCGCTTTGAAGCAGAATACGTTTACAGGTATTTCCTCTTCGAAGATGGCAACTTTATCGGCATGTTCACCGGTAGCGGTCATGGTGAATCCCTGCTTGCATTTTGTCTTGAAGTTCTTTCGAGGATACCATTGAGAGGATGTTCCCTGTACGTCGATCTCTACTCCGGTTGCTACCCAGCTGCGTTCAGGATGTTCCCTGTCCTCATAAACAAGGGTGACAGTCTTCTTGTCTCCTTTGAAAGTCGGAAGCTCACCGACGATGGTGAATGAGATATTCTGATTCGCCAGCTTCTCATAGCTGAGATTCCCATAGTCGTCATAAATGTTGTTCCGGGCATATAGCTTGCGCTTCAGTTCAAGATTGTCCATATCGGCAATGTAATTGTCAAGAAGCTGATAGCGGTTTAAGGCATTGTCATAGACACGGATATTAAAGATATCTGCGGTACAGTCACTGCTGCCGATCGAGATCCCGGCAGGATTGGGCTGAGTAAAGTTGTCTTGTTCCGGATACTGGATCAGTCCGCAGATCTCACCGTTGATGTAGACGAAGATCAGCCGGTTCTCCGCTTTCTTTTCGATCATGAAGGAGATTCGGACACGTTCATCCTCTTTGAATTGTGTTTCGATAGAGGTCTGTTCGGATCTGAATATGGCTTTCTGTGCGGTCACTTCAAGTCCGATTCCTCCGTTCATGCAGCTGAGGATGACTGAGTCGTAGTCGGTAACATCTCTTGTTTCAAATTCAAATTCAATAGTCTTACCGGTTGAACGGAAGTCGTTGGCAAAGGAGTTGTAGGGGATGGTTACACGTGCATCACCATTAACGCGAAGAGCTACGAATCCGTCAACTGTCTTGATCCATCCGTTCGTTGCGTAGTTGAATGCGGTAAGTACGGCGAAGATCTCGCCATAGTTCCAGATGTTTTTTCCTTCTTCGTTGTTGCTGCGGTTCACGGAGGTGAGGAAGAGAACGAGATCCGCTTCCTCCGGACGAACATCGATCTCTGATTCCCTAACCGTTAGGTTGAATGTTTTGCTCACAGATCCGCATGCAATTTTCAGTTCCAGTTCCCCGGAAGTTTCTGCCCGGTAACTCCATGTTTGTCGCGTGCGGTCGATCGTTTGATCACTGATCACGGTTCCATTAGCTGACAGGGTGATATCACTTGTCGTTGTAGCAGGATTATAAACGATGTAGGGGATCAGGAGTGTGCCGAATTGTTCGACTTCGGCAGTCCTGAAGGATGACGCAATAACCGGTGTGTTGTTTCCGGATACAATGCTGATAATATCATAGCGTAGACGATCGCTTTCTACTTCGGTATCGTTGATCGTTGCCGTCGCATAAACGTCGAGCGTATGTGCACCATGCGCCTGTGCCGGGATTGAATATGTCTGCTGACGATTAGATACAGATGTGGTGTAGGTACCCGTTTCTTTACCATCAACGACAAAGTGAATGGTTTTCTCTACGGCACCAAGCGGGGTATATGGGAATGAGATCGCTCCCACATAGGCTTTTGAATCATCGAATGTAGACGTTACGGCAATGCTTACCGCGTTGATCTTGAATGTCAGCTTGCGGGTAGCTCCGTAACTGTCGGTAACTTGTACAACGAGGACGTTATCACCGAGTATCAGGTATTTGCCTATATTGAATGAGACTTCGCCTTGATTGATTGTTTCGGAGGCTACCTGCTTATTGTTCAAAGTATAGGTTGCGATACCTTCGCCGGTTTCCTCTCCGGACAAGGTAGATGAGTATGTGTACTTGATCAGTGTCTCCTTACCATGAACGGCCGTTGCATTTGACGGAGTGACAAAGGCAAGGGTGAGTTTTGTTCCTCCACCGCCTGCGGCTGCTTTCACGGGATAGAATACACCTGCTCGTTTTTGCATCATGTAGTTGCCGTCCGGAACCAGATCGAATGATTCATCTGTGTTATCCATCTCACCCAGTGAGGTAGAACCGAATCCACTGTTTTTAGGAACTTCTGTTAATCCTATTGCCATAAAATTACTATTTTCGGGATTTTCTTTTTCTGATTCTGTAACTCCATAATCGGTGTCGGCCATCACGACGACACCACCGGACAACTTCGTGAGTTTACCCACATTTAGCCCACCTTCGATGTCGCAGCCCTCTTTGGAAGTAAAGCCTTTCTTGAAAGTATCTTTGATGTCTTTACGAACGTACCGGTCGTCACCAAAGCTTTGAGATGCGATAGGTTCCAACTTGCAGTGCGTACGTTTATCTGCAAGAGGGAGAGATTCATCAAGCACAAGGATGTAAGCACTAATTTTACCATTATCCTTTACTGTTATCATCTGCCCTTCATAGGGTACGTATGCTACAGTATCAATATTCTGAGCATACCGAGTTGCTTTTTCCAAAGAGTCCCATGCTGCCGTCGAATCAATCGGCAAGCTCCTTGTTCGTTTATACTGAAGGAAGAAGCTTGCTCCGGCAATTACCAAACTGGAACGAGGCATTACAGATTTTATATCTGACAGATACTCTACTATTTCGACTTTATCTTCCATACTATACTGTTTTAAAGGTGAATGTATCCGGATCGTTCTCCATTATAGATTCTGCAACCCACATCTTATAGTTCACCGCTTCGCTTCCATTTGCTCCCTCTACCATAATATTGAATGGCCCATCTGCACCATCCTCTATGAAATTTCCCGGATATGCTGTCAAGGTTAATTCTTTAATTGTATCAGCAGGAATACAGATCACAAACATTTTCCATTGTCCTACAGGAAATTTATAGGTCCCAGGACCGTTATACAGACCATTACTGCTCAATGCACGTACATCGGCAGATGACTGAGGAATAGAAGAACATACACCAGCGAACCATTTACGTTTGACGTTAACGCTGATCTTGCTAGTCAATTCTTTCTTGGGCAACGACCCATCTTCACTCGCAGCATATATGACTGTAGCAAAATAGGTTTCTCCCTGTGTGTAATTACCTTGCAGTTGTCTCGTTGTAGTCTGCACGCCACCGACTTCTTCCGAAAAAATTAGTTTGTTGTTAGGGTTATTATCATAATAAGCTTGTTCCATAGGGCCTTGACCGTTTCTATATGCTGTATAAGTGATATAGCCTTTCTGGGTACCAAATTCAACATCATTAGAAGACGACAGTTTCCATTCTAATTTTGCTGAAGCCTTTTGAGAAAGCATATTAATAAAGATCTCTTCCAATGTAGTTCCAGCCGGAATCATATCCCCAGTCTTTATATATCCTACATTACTGGATGTTACATTTATAGTCTGTATTAACTTTGCGATAGTGCTTCCTCCACCCGAAGAAGAACTCCCGTTATTAATTACTTGCTGTTTGCTCTTTTCCTTCCGGTATGTAAGAGAGTCGATCTTGTTTTCAAGCTCGCCAATACGAGAATAAGGAGCTGTTTCTCCGACAGTGTATATCGGAGAGTCATAAGGGATATCAAGGTTATATTCAAGCCCTATGATACGAGAGATACGACCTTCTTCAAAGTATGCCTTATTAATAAGGTTCACTTTCTGACCAACGGTGAAACTCTTGGCAAAGTCGGGATCTTGTTTACCCGTTCCAGGATTAATGCCATAGATATAATCCGACATCATGGTGGTATTGTAAGTAGAAGGGTCTTGTTTAAGTTCTTCAATATATTCTCTTGCCCGCTCCTCGACTTCTTTCTCTGCGTCAGGAATAAGCTTGTCGGATACGAATTGAGGATCATAGCCATAGAGAATATACGTGTCACCACCTTGATCCGTAGGATGTAAAATGTCATCAGGAAGCATTCTGCCATAATCATCATTACGCTTTATCTCGTAGACCTGAGCATCCTTATTCCAGGTTCCGTCCTCTGATTTTTCAGGCTGATATTTATCACCTCCGGCTGAATCGTAAGGATTGAATGTTACTTCAAAGTCCATGCCAGCTAAAGGACCGGATTGAAAGACTATACGTAAATCTTCTCCATCTAACCGATATTCGTTTGAGAAATGGAATCCCAGGTCCGAGTCTTTAAATCTCCATGCCAACCAATCTTTCGAAGTTTTTGTTCCATCCGGATTATCTATAGTATCAGTATATGTATGAGTTGTTACCATACCCGTCAGTTTTTCACGTCTAGGATAGATATCATCAAAAATAACGATCTGCTCTACAGCTTCCTCCTCTGTCATACCTTCATAGGCATCAATATATGGTACGCCTTCAGGCATCATCAAATGCTTAGTCACAATACCTTCGGCAGTTTGAGAACCTTTATCATCTGAGAAATATATAGATGGGACATTACCTTTTACAATGTTATCAATTGTGTAGGTGTCGCCAAGAGAAGCGGTAATACCTTCCGGCAAACGCAGCACATTAGCTGCTTCGCCTGTGAAAAATCCCGGATTGTACACAGCATTAAATGACTTTCCAGCATTTGCCCCGGTAACGAACGCGATAGTAGTATTCACAGACTGAGCCAAATTCTCTAATATAAGATCAAAGGAAAGAATCTGGGCAGAAACACCGCGAGGAGATACTTCTGTTTGCGCTCTCACTGTTAATTTCGCTTCTAGATTAACGGCTCCCTTTTCTATATTGAAACTCGAAGGAAAATTGAACGTGTCTCTGAATCCATTTATATTTTTATCTGAATGGTAATGGTCCTTGTTTTCACTATACACAGTATGAGCTTTGCCATCTTTTGTGTAATATAAATCCAACTGGTAATAATATGTTCCTACGGGAGGATAATATTCCGTTGAACCGGTACCAGTTATTCCACTAATCATAAACTGAACAGGAGCTGTTAACACGGAATAAGTACCACCACTCAGAGCGTTGATTATAGTACACTTATATTCTCTATTTTCATTGACAACGCTTCCATCAATATGTGCCTTTCCCTGTAATCTTTCACACAAAATCGAATCGGATGGAAAGTATTCACTCTTAAGTACTCTTGATGTATCCGCTATATCACGTCCGCTTACTTGCTTGACATCAAAGATCAATTTCTTGCGGTATGTTGGCGGTATGTTCCGTGTTGACCCAAACGCATAAATACGAGTTGCGTATGAATCTTGGCTATCACTTCTATCCATCTTGCTGACATTCATTCCTAGTTCGAAGTCAACGGGATCGCCATCCTCGCAACGACCAAAATGAATCACTTCTTCCTCTACCCACCACTCACATTCAAAACTCTCAGCCATTTGATTGAGTGCATCGATCATGTTAATATTTTCGTATGAGATCAATTTAGAAGAAGTATCTACTGTCTCATCTATTTCGCATTTAAACGTTTTGTCATGGTACTTATAACCTAGGACTTCCAAGTTCTTCAGAAACACATCCATGTGAACCTTTAAGGTATCAGTAAGATTCCAGCCTGCCTCACGACTACCGCTATCAGGACTATAGAAAAACTTCTTGTTTTTCCACTTCCAATAGTAAGCATCAAGACGGATTTCGTAGTCATAGCCACCTGTTGATGTGTTATAAGCAGGCTTATACAAGTCCACAAGTTCAAAGACGCCTAACTCGTTATCTATACCATCTCCTAACTTGAAGTGTACAGGATCATCCAATGAAAACTTCAATGTGATATAATCCTCCTTCATCAAGAGATATTTGCGCTTACTACCTTCATTAATTGGAGTAGAATAGCGTATGTTTCCGAATATGTCTTTGATATCCACTTTGTCCATGACACCAAAGTTCGGAGATAAAAAAAAGAGTGCCTAAAATAAGACACTCTCATATGCAACAATTCAGCTATTGTTGGAAATTAGATGTTTTCAACACGGTTGGACGGGTCAGGTTCATTGAGTTTTAAGCTAAATTTGCCTATTCCTCTCATGAACTGGCTGAATTGACTGCATGATTGATAGATCGTTTTATATACAACAGCAGGTTGATACTTGGTCTTTATTTCAAGAACTCCAGTAGCCAGTTCCTCGCAGAAACTGCTATAACGAGCAAAAAATTGTTCCTCACTGGAAGCCGTTAGATTGAGCTGAAGGGTTAGATTTCTCACATCTACCCTTGGATTGGCAATAACTACCCTTTTCCCATGCTCTAATCGGCTCTCGCTTTCTATGAATGCTTTATTAGGGGCAGGAGTCATTAATGCAGATAATGAGGTATTATCCATACTTATCCCCCACTCTACGTAAGCATCCTTGCCATTTATGAATAATTCTTCTTTCATTGGAATACTATCACTTCTATTTATTATTTACTATTAAATTGTTTAATTCCGCTATTTATACTATCCAACTTATTACCAAATTCATTTACGATTCTCTTCTGATATCCTGCTATATCTTCCAAATAACTGTTAGAAGAAATAGCAAGGTTCCTTATCTCCGTCAGGGTTATGCTATTATTCCCGACTGTCACTGAAATAAGGTTCATTGACACCAACATGGATAACATGGAGTTCTTTATTTCTTCATTGGATATCTGTAAAGCGGTAAAACGACCGTTAAGTTCTTCGCCTGTATCTTGTGACATGGCAGCAAATCCTTTTTGGGAAGAGGATTGAGAGGTGGATGCTCCGGAACTACCTACTATCTGCTCCCAAGCTTCACGATCTGATAATGCACCATTAACAATATCATCCCACTTATTTCTCAAATCCTTAACATCACTTGCAGTAATTCCACCTTCCTTCTTATTTGCTTCAGCGAAAGCTTCATACCAGTCTTCTAATGCCCCTTCATAATTTTTAGCAAACATAGAAGTGAAAATAGCCTTTCGCATATATTCTTCAAAGTTATCGGCAAAGTCCTTTGAAGAAGCGTCCATATCCATGAGAGTATTCAAAAAACTATCAAATAAGCTATCAAATGACATTTGTGTAAGCTGTTCATTGATAGAGTTAATAATATCCTTTTCAGTATCTCCATATTTAATAATATCATCAAGATAACCTCTGAAATCACCATCCATATTTGCCCATAATCCAGTATAGTTGGTTTTAATCCATTCCAACTGTTCTGCCGACATATTAAGCATACTCCACATATTGCTGAAATCAACACCTCCAAGAGCTTTGGAAATATCGCCTGCAACATCCTTCCAGTTAATGCCATTGTAGTCATAGGAACCTTTCCACATACGGTAATTTATAGAATGACTACCAGCACTTTTACCTGCATCTAATCTTGAGCTAGCGAGTTCTTTTGTTATTTCCCTTTCAGAATTCAATATATCTAGTGCCTCCTGTCCAACCTTTGTTACTTCGGCTCCGTAGGATTCCTTAATGTAGGCTTTCTTCTTATCAAGAAGCTGATCCCAAACATCTAGCAAAGTACCATACTCCTCAACTAATTCATTGTAATCGTCATAATCAGCACTTTTCATGAAACTCATATCTAGCCCCGTTATGGCTTCTGTGTCCCTCGCGAAAGCGTCAGTTACAGTACTTGATATATTTTCGATAATATCCATACCATATTGAAAAGTACCCACTTCGCCTGCGGCATCTATTATAGATAAAATAGCCGAAATGATTCCACCGATTTTGGTTCCTGAAGCACTGAGGGTATCAACAAGAGCTCCAACTGTATTTCCAATATCAGACAAACTAACATTCTCTTTACCGAGTTGCACGATGGCATTGGAGACAGCAGTAATATTACCGATTGCCTTGTCTTTAGACTTTTCTACATTTGCCTGTGCATTAGCTTGATTTTGTTCTGCTGCGTTCTTTTTCTTCTTCGCTTTCTCTATAGCAACTTCATCGCCTGATTTCAATGCCTTTTCCAACTCCTCCTGTGCCTCTTTTACTTTATATACAGTACCTTCATATTCAGTAAGAGAGTCCGTCAATCCTCCGAAGAAACCACCTTTATCAACCAATGCTGTATTTATGTTATTCAAAGCTTCTTCTATCACTTTGATCTGTTCCGGGGTGGAGGTTTTGAACTCAGGAGACTTTTTAAATTCTTGCAATTGTTTCTTTACCTGCTGTAATTGTTTCTTGGTAACTTTACTCATGTCACCGAAGACAACCTCCCAATTGATGTCTTGCTTTAACTTACTAAGGTTAAGGTTCGCCAATGATTCTTCCCATTCTTTTTGCAAAGCAGCCGCTTTTCCAGCGTCAGGTGCTTCTTTAATAAGGCTCTGATACTTTTGTTCAATGGCAGCCTTCTTTTGTTGGAAAGTCCCATATTTAGTAAGATATTCATTCCAAGAATCTTCCTGTTCACGTATCTTGTCATTGATCTGTTTCTTGGAAGTATTGCCTATAATACCATCAAAAACAGAGATGTTGACTTTAACAGTAGATGGATCAAATGTTTCCTTGACATGCTTCGGATTTTGTTTGGCTATTAAATCCTCCTTAGCATCGAACTTTTCTTTTTCAAGCTGAATAATAGTACGTATATAATCTTCTTTTTGTCGTTCTAAGTTTTGAATCTCTTTTTTGTTATCAAGTTCTCTTTGCAATTGAACTCTTTTGAAACCATCTGTTTCTTTATTTATTTTAGTTTGAGTTAATTGATTTTCTAAATCTTCAGCCTGACGATTCTTTTCTAAAGCTTGTTTATCCAACAAAAGAGAATACTTCTCCTGCTGTATACGTAGTTTTTCTGTTTCCTTCTCTTGTCTAGACAATGCACTACCAGTAAGTCCACCTAAATTTTTGTATCTCTTTTCAGCGACACTTACTGCATCATTCTTTTCTTTTAATGTTTTCTGATAATTTTCCTCAGATTTGTATGTAGCCTTACCTGACTTTACGTCTTCAACTTCCTTCTTTGCTTTTTCCCATGCGGCTTTAGCTTCATTACGATAAGTTTCAGCACTCTTCCATTCTGCATTAAGAACTCTATCGTTCAGTTGTTTTATACGAGTAGCTAGGATTTCCGCATTAACGGGAGCCTCCGCTCCTTGAATCTTAATCCATTCTTTTCCCGAATCCTTCAATAAAACCTGATAGCCTTCAAGCATTTTTTTATATCCTGTAGCAGTCGTTTTATCCATTGTATCAATTGAGGCCTCCCATGCTGTCTGCTCTTGTCTGCGTATTACTTCTTGTCCTGCCCCAATCGTATCGGATAGAGCACCCATCATTTCAATAATATAATCTTCTACAGAAATACCTACGCCTCTTTTGTTTACTTCATATTTCTTTAGAAGAAAATTAAAGTCTGATTCTTCAGTAGATGTCCTTCCTGACTTTTTCTTCTGTGCAAGAGACAAAAATCTTTGGAGTTCTTTATAACGAGTAACATCGTCGTTATTATTTTTCACATTCATCAATTCTTGACGAATCCGAATTTGTTCATTCTCTAATCTACGAGCATCTGTAAGATTATCAATTAGTTCTTTTTCTGTTTTATATTTATTGAAAATATTTGGATACTTTGATTGAAGCACGTTAAACACCTCTATTTTTTCTTTTTGGGTAGCATTTTCATCCTGAAGAACGGAAAGCAGATCATTAATGTGTTTTTTCTCATCATCCAAATATTTATTATACTTGTCAGTTCGATCGCTAATACGTGCTAATTCCCGCTCTTGTATAGTCGTTGCATCATGTAACGCCCACATAGCAGTCGCAGCGCCAACAAGTAATGTCGCCACAAGTACATAAGAATTACTTAGCATTGTTTTATTCAATAATGCTTGCTGAACCGTCATTGCTTTTGTTGCCACTATATTTTTCATTGTAGCCACAAATTGTAGTTCTTTAGTTGATATATCAAAGACTCCATAAGTTTTCGTTATTGCATAATATGAAATCGTTGCAGCTTTATATGTACCATAAGTGGAAATTAGCCCTATAAGTATCCTACCAACAGTTTCATAATGTTCAACCAAATATTTAGCTGTATCAAGCGATGCATTAAGAGTATCCTCATTCGATTTTCCTATTTTATTCAACATCTCATCCCAAGAATCACCAAGATTTGAAATTTTCCCTGTGAGTGTTTTTGATTGTTCCTGCATCAAGTTAAAAAACTTTCCACCTTCATCTGTCAAATTCTCAATAACCTTCTTTACTTCGGGAAAACCAATCTTTCCTGCTGAAACCATTTTGTTTACTTCATCCGTAGACTTACCATACATATCTGCTAGACCTTGAAGCATAGGAATACCAGAAGTGGTAAACTGCATCAGATCACGGGCATAGAGTCGTCCTTGCGTCATGGTCGTACCATAAAGATATGTTAAACGTTCAAGTGGCAATCCTAATCCAGAAGCGATATTGCCTAATCGTACCAAAGTATCATTTACCTTCTCCGCTTGAAAACCGTAAGCGACAAGTTGCTTTGAGCCAGTAGCAAGTTCAGTCACAGAGAAAGGGGTTTCAGCAGCAGTTTTCACAATCTGAGACATCAAAGTATCTGCTTTTTCTTTATTCTGCAGAAGTGTAGATAAAGACACCTCAATCTGTTGCATTTCTCCACGTACCTTTACAACATCTGAAACAAACTTTTTCAACATAGCAGTACCACCGATTGCAGCAAGAGTCTTTTGGAAAGAAACAGCCATTTGATTGTTGGAATCAACAACCTTCTGAGTTTCTTTCTGATATAGGCTTTGTTCATCTTTCAACTTACGAACTGATAATCGAGCTTGTGCCTGCTGTGTTTGTAGGTCAAACAAAGAAGCTTTTTCTTCCTGTAATGCCGCTTTTGCACCCTTAAAATCTGCAAACAAAGCATTTCCTCTTGTTGTTCCAGCTCCTGCCTTTCGATATGCTTCGCCCAAAGTTCTAACATCGTTTTCAATGTCTTTTATCAAAGTTTTTTGCTGAATAATCTTCTCAGTTAATGTGTTGATAGACTGAGCCCCCACATATACCTGTTGTTTCAATACATCGCCAATATTGATATTACTAGACGTGTCACTAAGAGTAGGGTTCAATTTTCCACTTCCAACGCTCACAATTCTCTGGTTTACTCGTTCAATATGCTTTTCAAGTTCATCAACCTGCTTTTGAAAGGATGATATACCTTGTACCTCTTTAGGAAAACTCTTCATAATCTCTTGAACACGTTCGAGAGATTTCAACGAAATCTTTTCAAATGCCACATCAATCCTTTTACCTTGTGCTTCAGCAGTATTTGCAAGCTCAGTAAAAGCTTTTTGAGATTCACGAACTTTACGCATTACATCTTCATTATTGTAAGTTGCATCAAAATGTAAACCAGCCATATATTTTTATTTATAATTAATTCTCAAATTTAGCCACTCTCCCACCGTCTCAACTAAAATCGCCTATTCAATATCCAACAATAGTCGTATTGTTGTGAAATAATTTGCAGATAGCATATTTTTGGGTAGTTTTGCGGAAAGTAAATTCAATCGTAGATATATTTAATACCAAATACTTATGAATAAGCTAATTATTTTATTTTCATTGACAATTATAATATTATGTTCATGCAAGCCGAGTGGAGTATCAAAAGGCAGAATAGCTTATAAGGAATATTTCAATAAAACTCTAAAAGATCCTAGCTCATTGGTTATACATAGTGAAGAAGTGATTGCGAAAGATGAATCTAGTGCAACCTTCGTTCTTGATATCGGAGCTAAAAACAGTTATGGAGGAATGGTACGCCAAACATATACAATCCGCACTATTGGAAAAGGAATATTAGATGTAAAAGAGTATGACACTCGTTCACTTTCTCTAAATAAAGGTAGTTCAACATCTAAAAATAAATCCCAAGAGCACAGTAAACCTTTTAATTATACTTATAAGGGGAAAATGACACCAGTTGCAGGATTTTATCCAGAAAAATATATAGGGGCAGAATTTATATTAAAAGATAGTTGTATTTTTACACATTTTGCATCTAGTATACAAAAAATAATACAAGCTATACAGAATAAAGATGCTGATGAGGTTTTCCAATTAGGAGGAATATTACCTAAAGGAGAAAAAATAAAAATAATATCTATAGATGGAAGTGCTTTCAAAGTTGATTCAAAGTCTCATGAAGGAATTGATATTTATATTGAGCAATCCGCAATTTTCTAATTCACTTTGTAGCAATATCTAGGAATCACGCTATAGTAATGCAAAAGCATGATTATAGCGTGATTTCTCCCTCCCTTACTCTCAATAATATCTGTTTTAACATCAGAACAGATGCCAACAAATAAGCCGGAATTTAATGCTTTGGCTCTTTTTTATTACAAGTTATTAATGAAATCTTCCGCAAAGTCGCGTTCTAATTGAGTATATTCCATGTACTCTCTCACTGCTTGTTCAACATACCCTTTATCCTTTAAAATTTTCCATTTACGTAAATGCTGTTTAAAGTCATTGCTATTCTCGTCTATGGCAGGTAATTCATTTTCGGGAGCTTTCTTGTATGGCTCTTGGATAAGCTCTGAGAACTTCTTCTCGGGAATAATATTCTTTTTTACAGGTTGCTTTTCTTCTTTAGGTATTGAAGATTTAATAACATCCGACAATCGGTTTATACTTGATGCAAGTTCCTTGCTTCTATCAGCATACAAGTTTTTCAACTCTTTTACGTCATTAGTCATTCCCCACATCTTGAAGAACAAAATAATTTGCAAAATACCGAATACTATAAAAATAATTGAAATAAAATTTAGAATGCCTTCCATAATTGCATGTTTTATTTGTAAGCCTTCGGTAAACCCCGTCTCTGATCTTCCAGTCTGCTGTCGTACCTTTGCGCAAATCAACAGCAATTTTTATGCAATTAGATCGTAAACGTTTCGAGGAGATTTACTCCCGTTTCCAAGAGTCAGGTTTAACCGTGAAGGATTTCTGCTCCAACGAGGGGCTTGCTCCTAGTAAGTTTTATTATTGGCAAAAGCATATTCGCCCGTCCAGTCATCCGCTGATATGCAATGGTTTCCTTCCACTTTCCATTGATGCACCCGGTAACGACAACCCTTCCGGCATTCCTGGTGTGGAGAGCCAACTGGAGATAACCTATCCGAGTGGCATCACCCTGCGCTTCAGAGGGTGCATTAGTGCAAAAGAAATTCTTTCCCTGTTAAACCCACAATGACATGCTACACCTGACTCCCTCGATGAACTATTACCTGTATCCCTATCCGGCCGATATGCGGCGAGGCTTCCACTCTCTAAGCGGATTGATACACGATGTGATGGGCAAAGATATCCGCAGCGGTGACGTTTTTATCTTTATCAACCGTTACTGTACTGGTATGAAAATCCTCCATATGGAGTATGGGCAGTTGGTTGTTTATCAAATCATCCTGCCCGAAGGTAGCTTCCGTTTGCCTGATATTGATGAAAATACCGGTGCCCTTCACACCAGTTGGCAGAACCTGATAAGTATGCTGCAGAATGTTGACAAGAGTCTGATTTTTAAGCGTAAGAAGTGGTGATATAGTCTGCGAAATAGTTGTACAAGTAACTGATTTTATGTATCTTTGTGGTATCAGACAAACAGAGATGACAGAAGAACAGAGCCTATTTATACAGCAAATACTGGAAGAGCGCGACAGGCTTTATCAGGAAAATGTCAACCTCAAAAGCGAGCTAACCAGCTTGCGCCAGCAAGATGAAAACGTTTCCGTTCTACACTCATCTAACCTCCAAACCCAATCGGATTATTACGAACAACGTGCTCAGGAAGCTACTTCAGCCCTATCTGAAAAAGAAGCCATCATAGATCAGCAGGAAAACAAACTTCGTTCCCAAAACAAGACCATTGGAGACCAACAAGAACAGATTCTTTATCTAAAGCACCAGGTGGACAAACTACGCCGTCAAATCTGGGGGCAGAAGAGCGAGAAGTATATCCCGGAAGATCCACAGCAACGCTGGCTCGACTTCGAAGGATTGGATCTCCTTCCTGAAGAAAAACAACTGGTCTCGGGTATCGCCGATGAAATAAAAATCTATAAGGAAAACCGCACCCAGATACGCAAGAAGGGTAAACCGGCCCGTCGTCCGCTTCCGGAGAATCTGGAACGTATCATCAATAAAATTACTCCCCAGGAAATTATCGGATATGAAGATGAATACGTGGAAGTAGAACCGGAAACTCGTGAAGTATTAGTTTATAACCCGGGAAGCTGCCATGTACGTGTGGATGTACGTCGCAAGTTTATCCCCAAAGACAAGACTAAAAAGGAAGAGTGTCCGTTTATCACTGCTCCCCTTAGTCTATTACCCTTAGCAAAGAGTTATGCCGATGCCACCCTGCTTGCCGAACTGATGATAGGCAAGTTTGCTTACCACCTTCCCTTTTATCGACAAGCTAAGATGTTCCGTTCGCTGGGCATAGACCTTCCCGAATCCACCATTGCGGGATGGCGGGAAGGAGTAGCCGACCTTCTACGCCCCACCTATTACCGGCTGTTGGAACTCATTATGAGTACCGATTATATACAGGCCGACGAAACCACCGTACCTGTCATTAATAATGAAAAGAAGAAAACCATCAAAGGATACCTTTGGATGGTTCGTTCCCCCATGACCGGACTTGCGGCCTTCTACTACGACCATGGTTCACGAGCTCAAAAAGTGGCTTTGAGACTCTTTAAGGACTTCCAAGGCTTTATACAAAGCGATGGCTATGCCGTGTATGATAGTTTTGAAGCAAAGAAAGGGATCTGTCCTATCGGTTGTTGGGCTCATGCCAGAAGGAAGTTTGATGAAGCCAAGCTGGAAGACAAGGCACGTTCAGAATATGCCCTTACACAGATTGGTTTGCTATATGATATAGAACGGATAGCTGATGAGCAGCAACTCGCTTATGAAGAGCGGGCTGACTTGCGTGCCCGCATGTCTTATCCCTTGATGCAGACCTTTGAGAAATGGATGTTGGCGGAGATGCCTAAGGTTATGCCCAAAGGTCGCATTGCCAAGGCACTGAGCTATACCTATAATATTTATCATAAACTGACCCGTTACCACTTGGATGGTCGTCTAAGAATAGATAATAATGAAGGAGAGAATCAAATACGAGATATCACTCTGGGCAGAAAGAACTGGTTGTTCTGTGGAACCGACTCTTCAGCAGAGGATGCGGCGGTAATCTACTCCATGATGGCGTGTTGTAAGGCGGCGGACGTTGACTTCCGGCAGTGGCTGGTCTTCTTCCTGAATAATGTGCATCGGTATGACAACGACCTGAACATGGATCTGGTCGAGTTGTTGCCACACTCTTTTAAAAACTCCAACACGAAATCGGAGTGAATCTGAAAGTGCTCCGAACAAATGAGAGTGCACTACAACTTCATCGGAGCATTTTGAAAATCATCTAAAATCAATCGCACTATTTTTAAAACGAATCCCGACTCAAGTAAGAGACTACAAGGTCGGGACGTTTTGTTTTGAAGCCAACGGGGTTCACCGAAGGGTTACGTTTTATTTGTTAATAATATGGCAAAAGAACATACAAAACCACATAAAAGCAAATTTTTCTTTACTTTTATTTGATTTCAGACACTATTTTCTCCAATTGGGATAAAGCTATGGTGTTGTAAAGCTGAAAATAGGTAGAGAAAAAGCCGGATTTCTCCGGCTTATCTAATTAAACTTTAGAAGAAACAAGGACGCTGCTTCGTTTAGTGTTGCAATATATATTTTTTTATAATCATAGGAAATATGAGGATAATCCGATTCAAGTAATTTTGCTATTTCAAAAGAAATATCTTTCAATTTATCTAATACTTTATTTCCCCCGTAACGTGCTTGATGTATGTGTAGAAAATCATATATGCCTTTGGCAGTATACGCGATATTTCTATCATCATATTCAGGATCGATGTCTGATTTGATTGCTTCAGCTATAAGTTGTGTAAGTGACATATCAATGGTATTACATAAATTAATTATGTATTTAGTCTTTTCGAACTCTTTTTGAAGTTCCATTTTGTGTCGTTCGAGTGATTCGTTATAACTTGCTTTTACAGATTCGATTTCTTTAGTAATCCCTGCTATATCCTCTTTAGTTGCCAAGTTCTTTCCTTTCTCTTTGAAATAGAAAACAATACATTGTACTAATCCGGTTACCAAAGCAAATATAAGCACTGTTAGCCAAAATGGGTATGGAGAAGCTATTAGGGTGTCTTTTATGTTATCTTCCATAGTATTTATGTTTTGATGTTATTTTGAACGCTCGTAACGGTTGCCAAACTGAGTATGAACATTTGGTGTATAGTTAAGATGAGTTATTTTATATTGCTTACATCAAGCTCTTTGCCAGTCACAAAATAGTATTGATTTTGTAGTAAGTGGAGAAAAGTCTTAAATCGTTCATGAGTTAAATTTATGTATCTATATCCATTATCACATTTGTATAGCATAAAACCATGTTCATTTATCTCTATTAATATATTATTATTATCTTCTTTAAGCTCTGATAGTAACAGATGGTCGGTAAAACCATATTTATCTAGGTCATTTTTGAAATCAATAGGTTCTAATTCCGATATTCTCTTAAAGACCTTATCTCCATTTCCCGTTTTGTAACCTATACTGAAATTACCATCCTCAATTAAATTATTAATAAATTCTATAGTGATTACTTCCTTACTCTCAATAACTCTTAATAGGTTTCCTATTCTAAGATCATTAACTTTAATACTCATAGTTTTATTCCTCCATTTTAAATTTAGTACCACATTTGGGACAGGTGATTAATAATATAGCCTGAGTTGAATGCTCAGACTTTAGTTTTCTCAGATATCTGTTATTCCATTTATATGATGTAACAGATCATTCAAATTGCCTAATAAATAATTTAATATTTTTGATGGATTTAGTTTTGCCATTTCTATTTTCTCTTTTTCCATTTTAAATATATATATAGTATTTTGGAGGGTCGTAATTAATTCTAATTTAGCATCCTTTGATATATAATAATACTTAGATTCTTTTATTGATTTTATCAGATCTGTTGTAGATTTATCAATTCGTGTCAATATGTTATTATCCGCATTTTTTAAATAACGGTGTTCTGATTCTAGTACTGATTGCAAGTTATATGCAGTATTATATAACCCTTCAACTTTGTATAGTAATGAAAATTGATTAAGTAATTTATTTATTGTAGCTACTTGATTCTTAAAATCATCTTTGCTTTTGGCTATAGTTTGTTCTTGAATAGAAATATTATTAATAATTTTAGCCGCCCGCTCCTCTAAAGAATTGATCTTAGATCTTTTCTCCTCAATAATTCGTATTGACTCTTTATTTTTATTCAAATCTATTTTGCATTTATTCGTTAATTCCTGAACTTTTGCTTGTGTATTTAACAGATTACCAGCTAATAATCCTACAATTAAAGTAACTAGAAATGTTATAGTATTAGAATCGAACAGCCCTTTTTTAGCATCTAATAGTCTATGTACAAATATTTCCAAATCTCTACTTATTTCATTTGTGTTGCCCAAACGAACATCACCATTAATTCCGTTTGTTGATGACATATAACCATTTACACCATTGTGACATATTATTTCTTGTATCCTAGTTTCATTAAACTCATTTATATACTTATTTACTGTCCAATAATTATATAGTGACAGAGAAGTAACAACTAGCAAAAGTATATACATATATATAATGGGGTTTAAATACCATTTTTTATCATTATTCATAAACTATTTCTTTTATTTTATCTACTAATGTTTGAATACTATCTGAGTCTTTTGCAATACACTGTATATTATCGAGTATCCAATCTTTCTTTTTATAATCTCCATTTTTTAAATTATTGATGAAACCTGAAAATATTATCATTTTCTTTAGAAGATTCATTTTCCCCTCGGGATCAAATTTCTTACAAATATCTTCAATAAAGGCTAAACCGATAAGAGGATAATAGTTATCACTTCTTTCATCCTCTTCTAACCCCTCAAGACTAATTTGTAAATCTATGATAATACAATCAAATATTCCTTGATATTTATTCCAATTTCCAATTGCTGAAAGATAACTATACGCTTCTACAAACTCAAATTCATTTTTAAATCGTGCTTTAAGATGCTCAATAATTGCTCCTTCATCTTCTACGATCAATATTCTTACATTATTTTCCATCTTCTTTCTTTTTTAAATTCTTATTAATTAAAATCTTAACTTCAAACTTATTTTTATACATTTCTTTATTTAATAAATATTTTGCTTCATCGTAAGTTATGATCCAATTAAAATTATCACACATATTTACCGTTTCTTTAATTCTATAATCAAGCTCTCTTCCATTATAGAATGACAAACTGCGATTAGAGAAAATACTATTAAAAGCATCTGCTCCATTTTGCTTTTTGTAATGATGAAGTATAATTAAGTTTATCTGCTCAATAAATTCACTTGGAACAAATTCTATTGAATATCCTAAGCATTCACACAATCTCTTTACTAAAAACAAACCGACTCCCAATCCTTCTGTACTTCTTTTATAGGTATTTCCCCTATAAAAAAGATAATACATTTTCCCTTGAAGTTCTTTTTCTATTCTTCCGCCATAATTCTCAACAGACAAACACATCCACCTAGCATTTTCAATTTCATAATCATCAATAATACTTCCTAACTCATTTTTTAAATATGCTCGAACATATATCCTACTACCTCTCAATCCATATTTTATAGCGTTATCTACTAAATTGAATAAAATTTGTGTAATATAATTTTTATCAGTATTTATATCATAGTCCGAAAAAACACGAGGGAAATCAATTTGAATATATTGTTTTTTATTTTCAAATGCTTTCTTTTGGAATAAAGACTCAATACCATAAACAATCCGATGGAAATCAGTCCATGCCCATTTAGGTTTCACATCTTTGAAAATAAGAGATGAACGATTAAATAAACCATCTAAAAGCTCAATTTTACTTTTTATATCATCAGCTTTTTTTTGTAGTAATTTCCAATTTTCTATTTCTTTGACTTCTATTAGTTCTATCTGAATAGTATCAGTAATTAACGGGATAACTTGAGCTGTTTCATGTACTGAAATTCTTATCGATTTTTCCAGTCTATCTTCAAATTCTTTCCCACGAAGAATAATATATGGTTCTAAAAGAGTATGATACATTGACTTTAATGCTTCACAGTATTGTTCGTATTGCTCTTTAAATAATTTCTCCCATGGATCATATTTTTTCCAAACAATATAAGCCATATCATGAACAAAAGGAATTTCTAATCTAAATATAGTTCCCTCCGCTCTCAACTCCTTTTTAAAATCATCGTTTGATGATAATAAGTAATTAATTAAATTTTCTCCTTGTAAATTTACATCATCAGGAAGACTCTTGAACCTCATAAATCGATAGTCGTCATTTTTTTCTTGGCAAGTTGAATCACCTATTAATTCAAATGTATCAATAAATTTATTATCACTTTCGACTATAGGTATAATCGAATAAATTCGAATAAAACCATCTGAGTTAAATGTTTCAAATATATCTTTTAGAGTAGAATTAAGAATTTGTTTATATTTAGGAAGATTACTATATTCTTCGCCTATTTTTTTTATTAGATTATGAAAATTATCTCCTATTTTAAGGAAATTCCTAGATACATACTTTTGCGCCAAAGATATGATTGCATCATTAGCCCTTTTGCGTAATCCAGCTGAAAATTGATGGAGAGCTACTAACCTTTCTTCACTCATAGATTCTTCTCCAAAAAAATTATCAGGGAAAGCACGAGTATCTATTGATTTTCTTAATTCCTCTGCAACTTCTGGAATAGGATCATTTAAGTAGTCTGCAAACATATATTCAGGCTTCAAATCCTCATTGGGACGTTGCCCTTGCATTATCACAGCAATTACATGCCCCGAAACAATTACTGGAAAAAAATACTCATCAAACCCCGAATACTTACAACGATATGTAGCATATACTTGAAAAAATTCATGTTTACTATACTTAACTACTATAGGAGAATGATTGTGCTCAGGCATTTTTTTTATTGATTCATTAAATTCATGACATATCCGTTCAAATACTTTTATATACTCTATTTGATTATCTTTGTAATGTATACTATTTAAGTCTGGATGATAAAATAAAGCAATTCGACTATCTAGATCATAACATTTTTGAAGACATGTGCCATTCTTACATTTTCTAAAAGCATCACAACAGTTTTTGTTTTTATACAACCTTCCAGTGTCGATACGGACAATACCTCTCTCACCCAAAATTTCCTTCAAATATGGTACAGTAGTATCCACCTTTTTGATACGTTCATTTGAATTTTCATATATAAAATCGGCATCATTGGGTATTACTTGAAAAAGAGACAACGGGTTTCTTATGTCCTGAAAATCAGCAGCCTCAGTCATAAAACCTCTTAATAAATCAGGTTTGAATAAACCATCAAAATTAGGATTTGCTTCACTCTCTTTTAAACCTTTTCGAAGGCTCAACCATTGTGGAGTAAAGGGCCAAGAATTATTTGTCATAATAAATATTTTATGGTAGTTAGACTAATACAAATCTATTTTTAAATAATAAAATACTATTGAGTAAAATGTGGATAATGAATATTTTGCTTCATATTTGTGTGTTTTAAAATTAAACATTGCCTTAAATTTCAAGAATAAAAACGAGATAAAGAAATAAATACGTAACTATTTTACGAAATACATTTAATTATTTGAGAATACGCAATATCTGCACTAAATATATGTTATTTAGCAATGTTTGTAAACATTAAAACACATTAGAGCTAATATTCTAACTACCTCTATTTTAAAGAATCACGAGAGCAGTCATACCTTCCCCATAGCGTATTTAAATAATTAGCACTTAGGCCTCTCCTGCTGGTTCTAATGTAACTTGAAATCTTACAAAAGATGTAAATGAAAGAATCATATGAATTAATATAAGTTTAATTAGAATATTTCTCAGAAGATACTATTCGTCTTTAACTTTAAACGTTATTAAATCAAATAGCGCAATACCTAAATCATATATTACTTCTAAATAATATATAAATGCAGCGATTACAAAAGAGTCAGAAATAATATTTACCACTGACTCTCCTATGATATTTTTATTCTTAAGAAAGCCGCATACAGTTTGAATTACGAACAAACATATTAAAACAGCTATCTGCATAATCAACCCATGTTTCAACTCTTTAAAAGTAGCTATAGGCTGAATATCCGTTTTCTCTTTTATTCTATTTATTTCTGAAATGATAAGGGTACTCGTAGGTATATTAATCGCCAAAATCGTAGTTAATAACGATATGATATTAGAAGAGAATCCTTGTATAAATTCTCTATCACCGTTATTCGCCAAATAGCTTAATAATGACGCAACCGCTAAGTATGCTATTATCTTTATAGCTCTATTCATCAAATTATATTCTTTAAAATATCTTTTATATCATTTGGATTCCCTATTATTTGTAGTTCATCTAACTCTATTTCCTTAGTAGTATGCCCAGTTCTTATTTTCCTTTTAAATCCTTTAAGTCCAATAGCAACTTCTGAACCACAATCAGCCGCACCATTATTTAACTCTTGAATATCCCTATCATTTTCATCAATATATAGAGTTTTATCCTTTTCGGCTTCAAATTCAAGCGTAGTTGTAGAACTCCTTGTTCGTGCACTTGCGTCTTTCAGCATTTCAGGTATTAACGATCTTACTCTAGGCAAATTGGGATAGTCAAATTTAAACTTGATACTAGTTATTTGATCTGAATTCGATTTAACAATATCCCAAAACTCACTTCGACTATACTCCCTTCTAATTGAAATTTGTAGAAAAGCATCCTGCAATGCCTGCCGGACAGAATTAGTAATAATACTAGCAACAACATTAGTATCTGAAAAAGCCAATAAGTCCTGTTGGATAGCTATTCGTTGCACTTCTTTATCATTATGTATAATTACATAAGCACTTGGCTCATTCAATTCTTCACTCACTTGAAATGACTTTTCTATGATTATTTTTCTTGGGTTAGATATCTGAAAAATAAAAAAATCATTTGTCTTAACTATAAAGTGAACATTATGCTTTTTATTTCTGTATGCAAAAATAGTATCTTTCAAAGCTTCAGCAAAAATTATGTTCTTTTTCTCCATCGCTTTTTCAGCTTCCAAGTCAGGATCGCAAAATAAAGTACGTTCCTGATATATTGGTTTAAATTGGTATGTGTAAATATTGAAAATCATAGTACTTGATTTATATAATTATTTAATCGTGTCTCTTGAAATGTTCATACAATCGCAAAAGAACGCACAATTATGAAGAAAATCAAGTTTTTCGCTGTTTTTCTTTGACCTAAGTAATATTTTCTCAAAATACACTCATAATAAAACAAAAACTCGCACGCCAACTAAATGACGTGCGCTGATTATCATTTATTAATTTGCCTGATAGCCACCTACACAAATATATGCTTGCTTAGTATCTTTCCTGAATTTAGGCGTACGTGCGTAATAGCTCGATATATTACTCAAGTTGTCCGATATAGTTGATTTATTCTCAAAACCAAGCGAAGCGCCAATAATCTCCCTCAATCCATGCTTCATTTTCTTGCCAGCTAATGCCTTTGGATCATAAAGAGAAACAACCACGAATAAAAAAACCTTTCTTTCATATACTGAAAGCCGATCTTTGGCTATCATCATCTTATATCTATCAAGTAATATCGGTATCTGCTTCATATCGTTTAGAATAGGCTTTCCCAGTGTTTCAACTCTTTTTCTTAGATCATCTTCTTCTTGAAGGGTATTCTTTAATTCCGACACACTACTAAACAATGTAGTTTCTTTATTGGTACGGAAAAGGTTATGAATAAATTCTCTACCTCTCTGAGTCCACACCGTACTAATGTAGGAACGAGTTTCTTCATCTATCGTCTCAGTATAAGTGGATGTTTCAGTATATCCCATATCCTGATATTTGGCAGTTAGTACCCAAGTGCTACCTACTTTATACTGAATACCCATTTCTTTTAGTTTCTTATTCAAAGCGACAGCAGACATTCCAAGTTCCTTAGCAATAACAGTAGTGGATACTGTATTCTTAGCCATGAGAGTACGATCGTAATACTCTGCTTTAGGTGCTATAATCCTCAAATGCTGAGACTGGATTTCATTTTGAATCTGCAACTGCTGCTTTTGTTCTTCTGACTCTACAAGAGATTTCAATGCTTCAAGATAGTTGCCAGGCAAAGTATTGTTTGATGTCTTAGAAGTAACGATCTTTTCGCATTCTATAAAGTAACGTCTAGCCTGTTTTCCTTTCTCGTTGCCTTCGACCATTGACAACTCTTTGGCGGCATCAACCGAAAGAGCATACTCAGTTGTTTTCGACTTTAGATTAGTACCTTCACGTTTGATAAAGTTGTCAAACGTGACATAATCTACATTTTCGACTAAATCGTACTTAGTAATTCGATTCTTAATCCAATTGGCAAACTCTTGCTTACTTTCTAAGAAAGCATGCAGATAACGTGCATTAACGGCTTTTTTACCGTTATTTTCCTCAATAGGAATCAATTCATTTATTTTCTTCATATCTTTGCATCATTAAGTAATTAACATTATCCCCATCAGCGACTCAGTCAATTTCGCTTTTGGGGATTTTTCTTTGACTGACTTTGTAGCAAGCGAGGATTCGAACCTCTTCACGCCTTACCGACTTGCTGAACCCTCTTTCATATTATCTACGCTTAGAATCATATAAAAGAGAAAGCCCTAATCTTTCACTATCAATATGTGGCTGCCTGATAGTTACTCGAATAGAGCTTTTAAAATATCTTTGTTACGTCCGGCAGCCACGCGAGACATATTTCTTTTCTGCAAATCTATCTCATATCCAAAAGAAAAACGATTTTTCTTTTATCAATAAACCAACATTTGGTCTATTGTTGTAAAGTAAATAAAAGGCAGCCTTCAAAGTCGTGCTAAGACTGCCTTTCTGAATAATCGTGCATTAAGCACAAAGTAATCTTTGACCTGTTAAGGCTTCTATTATGTCATTTGTGACCTTGTAGATATTATATGAAGGATTGGTTGCATCATTCGCATAACAGCTAACAGAATCACGTAAACGATATAATTCAC